CTGTCCGTCGAGCCATAGTGTCTCGTCTACGTCGCTACCAGCCCATAGACCAAGGTCTAGGTTGACCGTGGTAGTTGCGCTGCCGCTTGTCGTGTATGTTATTCCTCTGTGTGTTGTTGCTGCCATATCATTTCACCTCTTTTTTATCTCCTCTGCAACCTCACTTTAGGTCACGAATGCTCCCGTGCGCTCCAAAGAAAGTGGTCCATATCTCGCCCATAGTTCGGTACAGTCCTTCCTGTCCTAGTCTGTTGATGGCGAATGGGTCACCAGTCTCAATTCCGCTCTCAAAGTATTGCGTAGGAATAGCTGTGCTAAAGTGTACGTAGTCTGTGTCTAGGAAGTACATCCTGCTTAGGCTGTCCTTTGGCATGTCCTTGGTTGGGATGATTGGTACACCGTTGTAGGTTGCCACGATGAACCCTGCCTCTACACCGGGGACACCCTTTACACCGTTGTAGGTTGGGGTAACTCTCTTCTCTTCCATGAACCTCTGCTGGGACTGTAGCAACTGCTGTAGCCTCATTAGGGTGTCATATCCTGTTAGGATGACCTTGGGGTTTCCACCGCGCTCCCAGATTTGCTGGAACAATGTGTCCAAGTGGTCTAGGGATAGTGTCCTGTTTGTGCTTGAGCTGTTAGCTTCATCTTCTGCGAAAGCCCATGTGTTAGCACTTCTGTCGATGGAGTAGATGTCCTCATCTCCAGCGTCGTAGTGGGTACCAGAGGTCATTGATGTGTTTCCAGTGGTAACTCTGTCCAGCGACTCAAAGTTGTTAGCTGCTGCAGTGGTAACATCTGTTAGAAGCATCTTGTTGACCATCTCAGCGTGGTGCTTGCCCATTTCTTCCTTTAGGACTGAGCGGATGTCTCCCAATCCGTCGTCTCTGTCTGCTAGGAAGATAGCTGTCTCGGACATGTCGAACGTGTGTGCGACCGTCTTTGGTTTTGCAGCTACGTGCTGGAAGGTAGGCTTCACTGTGTCTGGCAGTGTTGCGTTTTCTGCAACTCCGCCATGTAGGGCACCGCCGTTTGGCTTGCCTGTGATGACTCTCCATCCTGACCTGTCCCAAGGCTTCTTGGGTAGGATGCTGAATGCGTTGAACTCTTGGTTCAGTTGCGACCAGACCTTGCGCCCGTAAATTGCTTGGTATGTACCAGCAGTTGTGGACAGCATAGGACTGTCAGCCTTGAGTAGCTCGCTACCTGAGTAGGAGTAACCCATTGCGTTCCCGGCGCCATAGTAATAGCGCTCCATGTCTGTTATTGTTCGTACGTAATTTCTTGCCATATATCTCACTCTCCTCTAAATGCCTTATCTGCTAGGGCGTGAACCTCATCCCATGACATTCTGTGCATGTCTACTGTGGAGGGTATTTCTACTGCTGGCTCTGCCTCGCTCTTAGCGATTGGAGTACCAGCTTCGACTGTTCCTATGTTGTCGATTCGCTCATTGAGGGCGCCGAGAGCCTTCATTACCTCGTCAAGAGGACCACGTGCATCGTATGCAGCTGCCTCTGCTTTTGCGATTTCCTCTGCTCTCTCAGCAGCAAACCTGTCTGCAAATCGGGATTCTAGTGAACCCCTGAACTCTTGCTCCATAGCTGCAGCCTTGTATACCTCGTATGCGGCCTCTACATCTGCCTCTGATACTAGGTCTGGAGTTAGGAAGTCGGATTTCTTAACCTCTTTCTTCTCTCCTTTTCCACCTAGTCTTGCTATGGCGTTCGTCGAAGGCTTGCCGTTTTCCGACTCTCTGTTAGGGGTCTGACCGTAATCTAGGTCAAACTCTTCAGGAGTGGAACCAAGGTTGGCTTTTGCTAGGTCGTCAAAGTGACCCCTAGCTCCTGCGACATCGACTCCGGCACTCTTCAGAGTGTTCTCCATCCAGTCAAGGTACTCAGATGAGATAACGTCAGAGTATTCATCAGATTTCTTAGCTTCATCTGCGTACATCTTCTCATCCTTGTCATCATCTTTCTTGTCTGCCATGGCCTTATCTTTGTCGTCCTTGTCATCCTTCTTGTCTTTCATGGCTTCTTTCAGTTGTGGAGGCATTGCTTTCTCCATACTGTCAAGCCTAGTTTCTAGTCGAGCAAGAACATCGCCCAACTGTGTCTGCATGTCATTTTCTTCTGTCATTTTTTTCACCTTTTCTTCTGTGTTTTCTGAGTCAGTCTCCTGCTTTAGAATTCTAAATGTCGCTTCTGGATTTATCCCTTTTTCACAAATTGTGATTTCATGAAGCTCAAGCTTGCTGATTTCTTGATAGTCGCCGTGTCTTGGGTCGCTCTTCCTGACTCGCTTGAATGCTTGTCCTCCGATGCTGAATCCCCGTAGTTTGCCTTTCCTGATTTCGGCGGCAACTTCTCGTGCTTTTTCGATGTCGTCTCTAAGTTGTATAACCACAAACATGCCAACATCGTCAACTTCGCTTTTCCATAACCTCCCTTCTGTATCTGTGTATGATGGTACTACTTCTCCTACCTGTATATTTGAGTGCGCTAGTTGGACGTTTCTGTATTTCGGGTCGCTCATGAATTTCCGAAATCCGTCCTTCAATGCCTCCTTTGTGATTAAATCGCCTTGTTTGTCTACTAGCTCCACACTAGCGTATCCTGCAACAACGAGGTCATTGCCAGCCTTAAGGAGTCCAATGGACTCATCAACACCATAGAGACGCTCTTGTGACAGCACACTAATGAAGAAATGCGAAGCAATGCTATATCAATTAAGCGCATGTAAAAATATATTTTACAAAGTCAAGAATCGTTAGACCGAGAGGCTATTTTCTTTCTTTTTGGATAGTCTTCCGGCTTTTCAGGGTCTTGTTCTGGTCTTTCCTTCATGTCATAATCCGGTAGAGTTGCCTCATTAGCCAACTTAGTGGGGCCTCTAGGACTATCTATGTCACTACCAACGTCTACCCCTAGACCCTTACCCGCTGTCATTGGAAAATGTCCTTTTTCTAGAGTATCTAGGATTTTCTCTATTTTTTCCAAGGCTTCTAAAGTGCTAGGTTTGAGAAGAATATTCTGGTCCTCATTTGGTTTTAGGACGCCTCCGCTCTGTCTGCCTATTCTCTTGGCATCCTCCTCGCTTATACCCTCATCCTCTTCTTTATCGTCTTCATCTTCTTCAACGATTTCTTTTATTTTCTTTTTTTCCGCTTTGAGCATCTGTTGGAAAGCGGGCTCCCAGTATTTTTCCAGACTCTTTGCTAGTATCATCGTGTAGTCCCGGTCTTTGAGGCCACCCAAAGCCGAACGTGGATTTTCCAAGCTATCCTCCACTATGTCATACTTGAGTATGTCATGGTCAAAGTGCAGTATGAAGACCTCCCCATCTATCTCCATACCAAATGGCACATGGTAGTCATCATCGGATTTAGTCATCAATATCCACTTCGGATGCTTCTCTTCTCCCTTCATGTAAGTGGACTTAGCATCCCTGAGTAGTAGCTTTGAGTCCTTATTCTCCCTCTGTAGGAATTTTATCGCATCACTCAAACCATCATCATCGGTGACTTTCAGATTGAAGGGTCCGGGCACGAAAACGTCCTCATTGCTATCAAACTGCCCACGTAGTAGCTTTATCCTCTCCCTAGTAGGCATATCAGTAACATCAGTATCATCGTAGTGCATGATATCGAATATGTGCAAACCAGAGCTGTTAAGCACAGCGTCCATGACATAGTTGTTCTTCCCTATTTTTCTAAGGGAGCTTCTCATACCATCGCTTGTGCCAACATCCTCATTGTCGTCATCCTTGACCTCTATCCTATTCGACTTCCTAGTTACTTTCACTCTAGTGCCCTCTTCCATCACAGAGACAACCCACTCCCCGGTGAAACCCCGTAGCTCTTGCAGGTCCTCCATGTCGAATATCTTGTGATAGGGTTCTATTAGTGGCATTTCCTTTGGTAAGGACTTGCCTATTTCATAAGGAGTCTGCATTTCTGCTTTTGGATTGTCTGGTGATACCCTCTCCATGTTGGAAGTGGTGCTTGGTAACATAGTCTCATTGACACCATTGACTTGGAAATAAGCATCCATCTGATTGTAAACATCCTCTCCCATCAATTCTTTCATTACTGGCTCGCTTGGCATTACCGCTGGGCCAGCGCTGGTATTTGTTCCATACTCCATATTTCCATCGTAGCCTAAATTAAGCGAAACAGAGGCTGCAGGTAGTTCTGTGCCCATATGTTGTTGAATACCTGCACTTGTGTAACGGGACCCGATTATGGCATCCGAATTTGGGTTAGTGACTGGACCTATCTTGGCATCGCCCATTTTTATCGGACGCTTCAAATTAGTGCCTGTATCACCAAATTGGTCCAGTGTCATCTGTCCTTCAGGCATAGCAGGAGGAGGCGTTGGTGCTGCCACCCTCGCCTCTGGATTGAAAAGAACTAGACTGTTGGCCTTTCTCTTGGCTCTGGCCATGGCCCACTCATAACGAAGTCTTTCTGCACCTTTGCCTTTATCCTCATTACCATGTATGTCTTTGGGTAAGTCACTCAAAGAAAGACCGTGTTGTATAGCAGTATTGCCTTTGTGTGCCATGCTGAGTTTCATGTAATTGTTATTTATCGAATTGTAATGCTCATTATTGTTATTAAAATCGTTTTTGTGATTGTCAGGAAGTTTAAGACCACGGATTTGACTCCTATAGCGTTTTAACTCATCGTCCATCAATTGATGGGCTCTCATTGGGTCCTTTTTCATTCCATCATCGTCAAAGAGATGGAAATCCTCGTTACCGTGTGCTGCAAGTTGAGCGGTAGTCATCGCATAATGAGCGGGCTTGCCCTCCAGACTCTCTAGGAGTTCCCTCATGTACTCCCTGTATCCGGAGTCAGTGTAGGGTAATCCCATGCCTATCAAACTCGCTGTGACATGCATATCTTCGACTTTTCCGCTCTCTGGGAAACTAAGCAGAGTGCCCTCTTCCTCAAGCACATTGGCTTTTCGACGGAACATGTCGCCACCGACCATGGCATCTATCGTCTGCTCATCAACAGCATCCCCAATCATGATGTCCCTGATACTTTGACCATGGAAGCCGTGAGGCATGTGCTTCATAATCAACTCAGAATCATGCATGGCTTGGGATAGGTTAGCTACGGTTTGCTCAGGATTATTAGGGTCAATCAAGTTAGGGTCTATCTCTAGCATAGCAGGTATGACTATGTTCTTGGCAACTTCCATTCTAGCTCTTTCTTCAGCTTCGGCTCTTCTTTCCTTTTCTTGTAATCTGGTTTTGCCAAAACCCGAAATTTTAGCTCGTAAATTAGCCTGTTGCATGTGTATGCGTCCCTTCAGTTCATCTATCAGCTCTTGAGAGGCATCCTCGCCTGATAGCTCAATCTCCTCCAGCTCGCTTTGAAGCTCCGCTATTCTCTTTGTGTCATCCATGCCCAAAAAGCCACTTAAAGCAAAAAGAGCTTTCTCAAAAGCCGAGTATCCGCCCTCTTCATCGTCCTCAAAAGGAAAACCGTGTTTGCCTCCAAGCATCTCATTGACTGGTATTCTCATCACAGGCGAGCCGAGCCTCCTCCTACCAGTGTTAGGGTCAATTGACCCGAACTTGTATTGGGCACCAGACATTAGATACTCACGCATTATCTCGGAGGAGTTATGCGCCTTCTTGCTATCCAGAGCCTCAGATTTAGTGCTACCTGTCTTGGTTCCGAACTCGTGATACTGAGTTTCATGTATGGCTCTTTTTTCGCCTTTAGTTTTTAAAAATCCAACACTATCTCTGGTTATTTCGGCTTTTGGGTTCCTGCTCCTTGACCAGAAGGTGGTGGCTCTTGGTGTGAGTGAATGAGCGGTATCGCTACCATTGGCCCTATTTCTTGGTTTTTTGTCACCTAAATTTACATGACTAGCACCCAAGCTCTGGTCGTGCATGCTCATTATCTCGGCAGGACTGAAGCTCTCGCCTCTCTCCCTGACAACGTGGTGCATGGCGCCCAAGAAGCCCGACATGTCTGGTCTGGGTACGAAGAAGCCATTCTCATCCATTTCGCCAAACAAACCCGGTGCGATACTATTCAGCATGTCAAAGAAAGTAGTAGATTCCATGGGATTGCTACCAACCTGCAAGTCATGCGCCCAGTAATCAGATAGTCCTCTCAAAGTCCCATTTTTCTCTATGAAG